CCTCTTGGTGCTCGGCGGCAACCGCTCCGGCAAGTCCACATGGGCCGGGAAAATGGTCGTCCGCACCCTGCTGGAGAAGCCCGCGAGCCGCGTGTGGTGCTTCCAGACCACAAACGACAACTCCATCTCCATGCAACAGCCGATTGTGTGGAATTTCATGCCCGCCGAGCTGCGAACGGCCAAGCGCAGCAAGATAACGAACATCAGCTACACGCAAAAGAACGGATTTTCCGAAAATACCGCCGTCCTTCCGAACAAATCGCAGGTCTGGTTCCGAAATTACGCCCAGGACATCACGACAATCGAAGGCGGCGAGATCGATCTCGCCTGGTGCGACGAATTAGTCCCCCTCGACTGGCTCGAGACCATCCGATTCCGCCTTCTCGACCGAAATGGCATTCTCCTCGTCACATTTACGCCCATCGAAGGCTACTCGCCCACGGTAAAAAACTACCTCCAGGGCGCCAAAACCCTCGAGGAGTGCGATGCCGAGCTTTTGCCGAGAAAAAGCGGCAAGGGATTTGAAAAAGTCCCCGTCGTGCAGGAATGCGTCACCCGCCACGCCGGAATCATCTATTTTCAGACCAAAAACAACCCGTGGGCAGGCTACGGCCGCATGAAGACCGAGCTCGCCAAGCAACCGCGAGAAAAAATCCTCTGCCGCGCCTACGGCGTCCCCGTCAAGGCCGCCGCCACGCGCTTCCCCCGCTTCCGCGAGTCGGTGCATGTCGTCAAAGCCGACCAGATTCCCCAGGAAGGCACGAACTACCTCTTTTGCGACCCGGCGGGCGGGAAAAACTGGTTCATGCTGTGGGTCCGCATCGACGCCGCCGAGCGGGCGTGGGTCTACCGCGAATGGCCGCAGACCGACACCTACATCGAGGGCGTCGGCTACGCCGGGCCGTGGGCGATCAGCAGCGGAAAGAAAGCCGACGGCGAAGCAGGTGAAGGGCAAAAATCCTTCGGCTTCGGCCTGCTCGCCTACAAGGCCGAAATCGAGCGCATGGAAGCCCACGACAAGGTCAAGATTTTTGAGCGCTGGATAGACTCAAGGTATGCGAACACCACCGTCGCCGGAACTCGCGAGCAATCCACCACCCTCCTCGAGGAACTCGAAGATGTCGGCATGTCCTTCCGATCCTGTCCTGGCGAGAACATCGAGGAAGGCGTCGGCCTCATCAACAACGCACTGTTTTATGACGAAGAAGCACCCATCGACCACACCAACGCGCCTCGGCTCTATATCTCCGAGTGCTGCACCAACACCATCTGGGCCCTCAAGGAGTGGACCGGCACCGACGGCCAGAAAGGCGCCAGCAAAGACCCCATCGACTGCCTCCGCTACCTCCTCACTTCTGGAGTCGGCAATGTGGAAGGAGGGCGGCTCCATGTTACCGGAGGAGGTGCCTATTAAACGCCGCACGCTCCGCAAGCGCGATGTCATGGACCTCCTCGGCATCAGTGATCAAACCTACAGAACCTACATCGAGGTCGGCCTCCTGCGACCGATTGCCGCACCCAAGCAGAAACGCCACAGCTTTTCACTCCCTGACATCATCAAAAAATTCCAACTCGCCTGACCCTATGTTCAACCTAAAAAAAACCACCCGCTACATGCTGCCAGACCGGCTCGACGACGACGACATGACGACCGCGCTCTGCATGCCCGGCAGCAAGCCCCTCGTCGTGCAGGCTGTGTTGCAAGTCCTCCGCGACCACATCGACGACTCCGTCGAATTGGTCGGCAGCATCAAGGTCGCCACCGAGCACGGCCAGCTCGCCCACTGCGCCGGTGCCCTCGACGCCCTGCGCGGCCTCGAGTCCGATCTCCTCCAGCGCATCGACGAAGCGAGCAAGAAGATGTAAAAAAACTTTCCGGCGGTCACTGAGGGCATGCCGTCTCGCCGTTCCCAAGGGGTCAGCGAGGCGACCATGAGCGACCTGAGCCGTCGGACCTTTTTCAGCCCAGCGAACCGTTAAGTAATCCTTAGCGGTTCGCTTTTTTCTGCCGTTATAGGTCGGTCGATGCCTGTTTCTGCCGCTCTGGGTGCGGCTCTATAGATTTCCAGAATTCTGTCGTCATTCTGAATTTCAACGAGCCCCTTGTGCCGCTCGCCCGAAGGCACATGACCCACTTGGTTGGATTACCATGACGACAGACACACAAGACACCCCACTATCGCTCACCGACATTGCAGCCGAAATCGGCTTCGATCTCGAGGAGATAACCCCGCAGGAACAACCCGCCGCCGAGGAGACCGAAGCCGCGCCAGAAGCGCAGCCAGAGGCCACCGAGACGGAGGACGCCTCAGCGGAAACTGATCTTTCACAGGATACCGACGAAAACACTGAAGACGACAGCGACGCCGAGTCCGAAGAGGACAAAGACGACGCCGAGCCAGAAGAGGAAAAGAACCCCGTCCCCGAGAAGCTCCTCAAGCGCATCGACAAAATCACGGCCAAGCGCCGCGAAGCTGAAGAACGCGCCGAGACCCTCGAGAGCGAGGTCAGCGAGCTGCGAGCCAAACTCGACGCCACCGTTCCCATCCAGATCACGCCCACCGCGAGCGACCCGCTCGCCGATGTGGAAACGCCCGAGCAACTCGAAGACCGGGTTGCCACCGCGAAGAAAATCCGCGCTTGGGCCATCAAGAATTTGGAAGGCGGCACCGTCCAGAATGCCGCCGGCGAGGATGTCTACTACGAGCCCTCCCAGGTTCGTGAATACCTCGCCACCGCCGACGAGCTCCTCACCGAGCACGCCCCCAAGCGCAAGGAATGGATCTCGCAGCGCAGTGCCGTCATGCAAGAAGCCAAGGCCGTCTACCCGGCCCTCTTCAAAGCAGGCACCCCCGAGCACGAAAGCCTCGTAGCCACGCTCAAAGCCCATCCCTACCTCAAAGGTCTCCCTCAACTCGAGATGATCGTAGGCGACGCCATCGAGGGCCAGAAGCTCCGCTTCGCCCGTGCCGAGGCCGCCCAGAAAAAAGCCGCAGCGTCCAAGACCGAGTCGAAATCCCCCGTGAAGACCAGCAACCCGCCCAGCCCTGCAAAAGGTGCCCGAGTGCCCGCCCAAGACATAGCGAACCGCGAAGGAGCAAGAAACCTGCTCACTCGAGGATCCTCGCTCAAGACCGACGACATCGCGGCGTTCCTTGAAGGAGCGCTGTAACCCCCAAAATCCAAACCAACACCCCCCCTTAACACAATGCCCGCAACACTCATCACCTCCCAAACTGGCATCCGCCAGGATCTCTCCGACCTCATCGCGGTCGTAGACGCAAAAACCTGCCCCGTCATCTCGATGGCGAAGAAGGGCGCAGAGCCCATCAACCCCCTCACACAATGGCAAGCCGACGCATTCAATGCGGCAACGGTTCCCGCCGGCGTCCTCTCGAACACCGATGTTTCCTCATCTGATTTCGTCGACAACGCCGCAAACCGCGTGCTCCTCTCGGCCCGCATCCAGAAGTTCCGCGAAGTCCCATCCGTGGACGACCTCGCGCAGCATGTCTCCGAAGTTGCCGGCATCGGCAAGAAAAAGGAAATGGCCCGCGCCGTCAGCAAATCCCTCGAGCAAATGAAGCGCTCGATGGAAGCCGCATTCTGCTCCGACCAAGAAGGCGTCGAGCAATCCGGCGCGACCCCTTACAAGACCCGTGGTCTTGGCAAGTGGATCCAGAACGGCGCTCAGTCCGACCTCCCCGTCAACTCCGCCTACCGCACACCGACCGCGTCGATCAACACGACCGCCACGGCCAGCCTCACCGAGAACAACATCCAAGACATGTTGCAGTCCCTCTACGAGCAGACCGGCAAATCCCAGACCTACAGCCTCGTCTGCGGGCCTGCCCTCAAGCGCCAGTTCACCGCGTTCACACGCACGCAGTTCGCTTCGACAAATGTCGCCAGCGCCATCCGCGTATTGAATCAAAAAGACAGCTCCAAAATCGTCAGCTCTGTTGACATTTTTGAAGGCGACTTCGGCACACTCGAGCTCATCCCATCGCTCTTCCTAGCGAAGGACGCGACCGTCAACCCAGCCGCCGTGCAGAACGGCCGCGGCTATGTCCTCGATATGGACATGGTCGAGCTCCGCTACAACCGCAAGCCCCGCTTCCAAGAACTGGAAGACCGTGGCGGTGGCCCACGCGGCATCGTAGACGCCATCTGCGCCCTCTGCGTCAAGAGCCCTCTGGCTCTCGGCAAGTTCGCACCGACTGCCTAATACAGCCTCCCCCGCATAGGCCCTACGGAGGGGCGCTCACCACCCTCCAGATAAACCCTGAGCGCCCCTCCCAATGCGGGACAATTTTCTAAATGTCCGACCTCGCAGTAGAACTCGAAGCCGATCTTGGTGACCTCGCCCCGCTGGTCACTGAGGAACTCCGCACCGGCTGGCACGCCAGCATGGTCAATGCCGAGATGCGCCAGCAGCGCATCAAAGCCGCCAGCGACCGCATCGCCGCAGCCCGCAGCACGGTGGACGGCATCGGCCAGCACACCATGAGCGTCGATTTCGACAGCTACATCTACTGGAACAACCTCTACCCCGGTTGCTGGAAGGACAAAGGATTCCGCGAGGAATTCAAAAAAGCCAACCCCCACACCGTCGTCACCACTACTGCGAAAACAACCATTGTTGTTTAAATGGAACAAAAAAACACATCATATGGTTATCCAGTTATTTCAGCGAAAGATGCTGGACTTGATAGTTATTTTAAAAAAAATCCTAATGTTGCTGGAATGGCATGGGGCGCAGGAGAAAATGGGTCTAATATAAATGATCCGAGGTCTTTGGTTGTAAATGAATACAATCAATACATGAAAGACCAACAAAAAAGAGACGGCCTGCTAAAACTTGAAGCAGCAAGACATGTAATGTCTGAAATGCAATATGTTCCAGATTTTAAAATTACAAAAGAACAAAGAGATTGGCAAAAAACCTTAGGCGCATATCAAAATAATGATAATGCATTTAAGCAAAGTCTTATATCAAGGATACTTGTTGGTGAGAATGTTCCAGGAGTAACTCCTGAGCAAAAAATATCTGCAATGGTGGTAGAAAAGGAACTTTCACAAAGATTTAAACAATGAAATCCTCCGCCATCTCAGAAATCATCGGCCTCGTCGAAGAAGCGGAAACCGACGCCGCCAACTACTGGTCGCGCAAGAATCTCAACTACAACCAGCGCTTCTGCCTCTGGCCAGGGCAAGACGACACCGGCCGCAAATACTCGTCGAACCTCGGCAAAAACGCCTTCCCATGGGATGGCGCTTCCGACTCCCGAATCCGCCTTTCCGACATGCTCATCAACGAGCGTGTGCGGTTGATGAAAAACTCCTTCACCCGCGCCCGTCTTGCTGTGATGCCCACCGAGACGACCGACATCCAAGCCGGCCGAAAAGTCGAGACCGTCATCCAGTGGCTTCTCAACTCCCACTGCGCCGCCATGACCAAGCGCGAGGTCGAACTCGCCGCAAACATCCGCGAGACCTACGGCCTTGCTGTCATGGGCGTCTTCTGGCGCCGCACTACTCGCAACGAAAAGCTCACCTTCACGCTCGAGTCCCTCCAGATGCAATACATGGAGACCGGCGACCCCCAGCTCGCCATGATCATCGAGGCCATCCTCGATCCCACGCAGGAAGAAGCCGTCGCCCGCGAGATGGATCTCCTGCTCCCAGGCCAAGGCACCGCCGCCAATGTCCGCAAGCTCCGCGAGACAGGAGCGTTTGAATACGACTCGCCCTACATCTTCGAGAACCTCCCCGATTGGCAGGCTTATGAGCCTTGGGAGGACATCATTTTCCCTCCGAGCACCTACGACCTCCAGCGGGCACCCTTCATCGCCTGCCGCGAACTCCTCCGCGAAGACGAGCTCCGCGAGCGCGAAGTCACCGAAGACTACGACCCCCGCTGGATCGAAGAGGCCGTGAAGCACAAAGGCATCTCCCGACGCACCGGCCGCAACATGTATCGCATCACCGATACATTCCTGCTCTCCGACGACCGCGACATGATTGAGGTCTGGCGCGTCTATCAGAAAAAGTGGAACGAAAAGATCGGCGCCATGGAGGTCTGGTGCACCCACATTCAGCCCAGCGTCGTGGACCGTGTCGCCAAGTCCGAGGCCATGGGCTACGAGCACGGCCAATATCCCTTCATTGAGCTCCCGCTGGAGCGCACCAGCCGCCCGCTCATTGAGGCCCGAGGTGTGCCCGAGCTCGTCGCCACCCAGCAGAGCGAAATCAAGGTGCAGCGCGACTACCGCAGCGACCGTGCCTCACTGACAATTCTCCCACCGCTCAAAGTCCCAGCCAATCGCGGCAAAATGGAAATCGTCCTCGGCCCCGCCAAGCAGCTCCCAGAGCGGCGCCCCGGAGAATTTCAGTGGATGGCCCCGCCTGTGAATGACATGGGCACCATCGAAATCGAAGCCGCCACCCGCCGCGATGTGGACGAGTATTTCGGCATTCCCCGCGCCGACATGGCCCCGCAGCGTGCTCTCCTCGCCCAGCAGGATCTGGTCGATACCTGGCTCGCCGACATGGCCCTCATCCTCGGCCAGACCTTCCAACTCTGTCAGCAATACCTCGACGACATCCAATTCGTCCGAGTCGCCGGCGGACTGCCCACCCCCTTCCGCGCCAGCCGCCAGGATATCCAAGGCAAATACGATCTTCGCCTCGATTTCGACGCCCGCACGCTCGACTCCGAAGCGCTCAAGATCAAGCTGCAAGGGCTCACGCAGCTCATCCCCCTCGACACGCAAGGCGTCATCGACCGCGCTGGTCTCGTCAAATTCCTCTTCGGCTCCATCGACCCCAATCTCTCCGAGCTCCTCATCCGCGACGCCGAAGCCGCCTCTCAGCAAGAAATCGACGACGAGCAAGTCCAGTTCACCAAAATCGCCGCCGGCACCGAGCCGCCGCTCAAAGGCGAAGGCCAAAACTTCCAGCTTCGCCTGCAAACCCTGCAAAACATCGTGCAGAGCAACCCCGCCATCCAGCAGCGCCTGCAACAAGACCAAATCTTCGCCGCCATGCTCAACGCCCGCATGGAGTCATTCAGCTTCCAAGTCCAACAACAACAAAACGCGCAAATCGGCCGCGTCGGCGCCCAGCCTGGTCTCCAGAAAGTCGCCGAAGAAATGCAAGGAGGCCCGCAGTGAAATCCATCCCCTACAAAAAAGTCCGCGATGGCGTGATCTCCCGCATGGGCATCGATCCCGACCAGCCGCTCATGGCCTCGCAGGCTACCGCGCTCGCCGAGTATTTGACCACCGCTGCCGCCACCGCTTGGACATTCTTTGATTGGCCCGAGGTTTATTTGACCGAAGAGCGCACGCCGAATGGCTCGGCTTGGTTTGCTACTGGCTATGTTTACCAATCGGAAGTCGTCGGCACCATTGCCTACTTTGGCCGCGCCCCGTCTGGTTCTGAGACCAGTGACCTCGTTTGGCGCGTCAAGAAAATCACAACCACCGACAGCGGCGATGTGGTCGCGGTCGAAACGGCTGTGGATATCGCGTGGGATGCCCGCGCATCGGCCACCTATGCGGTTTCTACAAATAACGACGCCGAGATTCCCTACATCCTATTCGACCAGGATAACCTCTCGCCCATCGGCGAGATCATGGCCATCTGGGACGCCGACCCGACGAGCGGAGCCTATGCCCGCAAGGTGCGGTATTTACTCAACGAGGACCGTGTGCTGCTCATCGATGCAACAGGCGAGACCGGCAATGTGTGGGTGCAGTTCCTGCTCCCGCAACCTCGCTTTACGACAGACGATTTTTCCGTAGCCAACGCCTACGCAGCCGGAGATATCGTGTTCTACAACACCACCGGCGATTGCTACATCGCCCGCCAATCCACTACCGGCAACCTCCCCACCGATTCGGAATACTGGCGTCGCTACCGCATCCCCGCGTTCTTGGCGGACTACCTTAAATTTTACGCACTCGCTGAAACGCTTTCCGAGGACGGCCAGATGGACAAGGCCAACTACCAGTTCGCCCGCGCCGAAGGCATCCTGCAACAGCGAATGGACGACGCCTGGCTGCGCAAAGGCGAGGTCCGCAGATGGTCCGCTTCCTTCCAATAACCCCCTATTGACACCCCTCCCGATAATTAAATTACCGATATGAGCAACCCCACCGTCCAGATCGCCGCCCGCAGTTCCGCAGGCATCGTGCAGCCCGTCCAAGCCACATCAGATGGGGCTCTGCGAGTCACCACCGGATTTCCAGTTCCTCTCTACGACAAGTTTGAAGTCTTCAAAGTCGGTGCCACGAACAACACCGATTACACGGAATACAGCTTCGCCGGAACCGCCGTCGCCCGCATCCGCATGACCTATTTCGGGGGCGTTCCCGCTACCGACAACGCCCAACTCAAAACCTCCTTCGTTCAGTATCCTCCCTTCGCGTAACCATGTCGCAAGTTTCGTTCGATCCCCTCACCGGAAACATGATCAGCACGACCGCCCAGGTCGCGCAGCTCGACTCCTCGGGCCAAGTCTCCGGCTCGATGATTCCCGACGAGTTCGACGATGTGCAGACTTTCCCCACCGTCGAAAATTTCCCCGCGCCTGGCTTGGTGGGCCGCATCTATTTTCCCGCAGATACCAACCTCCCACACCGTTGGGACCCCGAAACCCTTTCCTACATACCCATCGTCGCCGACTCCGACGGCGGTGAGTTTTAGGACTAACCCCGCAGAACAACCCCAATACCCCTAATAACATCATGGCAAATATCAGAATCAAACGCCGCTTGACCGGCGCAGCAGGAGCCCCCGCAAGTCTTCTTTCGGGTGAGCCAGCGTATAACGCCGTAGACGGCGTTCTCTACCTTGGAACCGGCTCATCGGTGGTGCCAGTGGGCGGAAGCCACTACGCGACCGCAGCCGCTCTCTCCACAGAGACCAGCAATCGCACCTCGGCGATCTCCGCAGAGGCTTCCCGCGCCACCGCAGCGGAGCAAGCCCTCGGCACACGCATCGACAATGTTCTCTCGAATGTTGACGGCGCAGCCCTCGATAGCTTGACAGAGGTTGTGAGCGCTTTCCAGAGCGCAGATTCCAGCTTGAACGGAGCCATCACCTCCCTCTCTAACAGCGCCTCCTCGGCCCTCACAGCCGAAGTCAACCGCGCCACCGCAGCCGAAGGCGTCATCGCCGCCAATCTCGCCACCGAGATCAGCGACCGCGCTGCTGCCATCACGACCGTCCAATCGAACATCAACACCGTTGCAGGCAATCTCTCCACAGAGACCTCCGCTCGCACCAGTGCTGATTCCACATTGACATCGAACCTCTCGAGCGAAATCTCGCGTGCGACCGCCGCTGAAGGCGTCATCGCCGCCAATTTGGCGACAGAGATCACGGATCGTGCCTCAGCAGTGACCGCAGTGACCAACTCGCTCAACAGCGAGATTTCCCGCGCCACAGCAGCCGAAAATTCTCTCGATTCGCGTCTGGACGCCATCGAGGCAGAAATCGACGGCGGCAGCTTCTAAGCCCACTCCCTCCCCACAGCGGTGGCGCGGTTCATCCCGCGCCATCGCTCCACGGGGCCCCTTTCTTAAAACTTAAAACTTCCCTCATGGCCACGGTCTTCAAGCTCCTCCGCAGCACGGTTCCAGGCCGAGTCCCTACCGCCGCGCAAGTGGCCCAGGGGAGCCTCGCCATCAACCTCGCCGACCGCCGCCTTTTCAGCAAAGACCACAACAACGAAGTTTTTAGAATAGCCCGCCCCCGCGACCCCTCGGACTACCAACTCCTGCACGCCACCGACGGCACGACCCTCTACATGGGCCGCCTCGCCTGGGCCGACTACCCCGCCACCGGCCCCGCCGAGGACGCCCCATCCTGGACCATCTACAAAATCACCACCAATGCCGCAGGCGATGTCGTCTCGGAGCAATCCGCAGTCGGCGCGTGGTCTTCCAAAGAGTCCCTCCAATTTTCTTAAAACATCAAACCCACCACCACCATGACAGCATCCACTCCACTCCAAATCGACTCAAAATCCTACGACCGTTATTCTCTCCAACTGGCGATCACCGGATTTTACAAACCGGAAACCGGCCAGCCAGACGCGAATGTCGCCATGTCGCTCATCCCGACCCGCATCGAAGATGGGGTGGTCGAACAAGCAGGCATCGAACACCGCAAAGCCGTCGTCCTCGGATCGCTCTCCCAAGCCAGCGCCGAAGAGCAGCAAGCCATCGGCGCGATCCAAGCCGCCCTCCAAGCCTACCTTAGCGCGAAAGGACTGTAAGCCATGCCAACCTATTACGCCCGCAAGGCAGGAAACATCAACGCCGCCGATGTCTGGGCGACCGCTCCCGCCGGAACGGCATCGGCTGTCACATTCGCCGATGGCGATGTCCTCATGGCAAACTCATTCGCCATCACGGTCAATGTCTCGACCAACCTCGGCGCGACGGGCGAGGTGCGTAATGACACATTTGGCGGAGCCACGGCTGGCGGGTCATTCACGCTTTCCAATGGCGTGACGCTCACGGCAAATTGCTTCGCTAACCAGACATTTCTCGTTACATTTTCCGGCACGGCTGGAAATTCGGCTTCGATTGTAGGAAACTGCACTGGTGGCGGAGGTGGCGGTGGGGCAACCGGAGCAACGGCTGCAAGAAACACTTCCACCGGCACGCTGAACATCACCGGCAACTGCACTGGTGGAAGTGGAGCAACGGCTGCAAACAACGCTTCCACCGGCACGCTGAACATCACCGGCAACTGCACTGGTGGAGGTGGTGGCACTGGAGTGGTTGGGGCAAACAACGCTTCCACCGGCACGCTGAACATCACCGGCAACTGCACTGGTGGAAGTGGTGGCACTGGAGTGGTTGGGGCAAACAACGCTTCCACCGGCACCATGCTCATCAATGGCGTGATCCAAGCCAGCGAATTCAATGCAGGCGTCGGCGGACCCAGCGCCCAGCAAGTCACGCTCCTCACGGGGCCATTCCTCATCTCGCCCACATTCGGCGTCAATCCGATTGCCAATGTCGCATGGCGATGGGCCTCCGCGCTTAACAACCACACTTACATCGAAGTCGGCACGCAGACGCTCCTGGAAAAGCGCAACCTCGTCACCCCCGACAACGCCACAAACTTCCCCGCCGCCAGCAATGTGCGCAGCGGCACCCCTTACGGCATCGGCGGCGTCGTCTTTGGCACCTGTGCCGTTCCAAGCCCGGCAGCGGTGGCCATGGGAACTCCCGTGGACGATACGGTCGGAACCCTAACCATTTCAGTGCCCACCGCTTCAGAAATCGCTACAGCGGTATGGGGAGCTTCGACCAAGACCATCACCGGCGGCGTAGTTGACACGCTCACCACCGCACCGACCGTGCCGACGCCAAGCCAAATCGCCAGCCAGGTAAGAACGGAGCTATCCACCGAACTTTCGCGATTGGATGTCGCCACCAGCACCCGCGCCGTGGCCGCTGACATCCCGACCTCGGACATCTCGGCAATCAAGGCCAAAACCGACAGCTTGCCAGCAAGCCCTGCAGCCGTCAGCGACATACCAACCGCCGACATCGCCGCCATCAAGGCCTCCACAGACAATCTCCCCAGCGACCCCGCAGACCAAAGCCTCGTCGAGGCCGCTATCTCCGCCCTCTCGATCCCGAGCGTGGCAGACATCCGCACTGAACTAGATGCCAACTCCACCAAGCTGGCGAACCTCGACGCCTCCGTGTCGAGCAGGCTGGCCAGCAGCGCCTACACCGCGCCAAGCACTCCACCGACAGCCGGAGACATCGCCTCGGCAGTTTGGGCGGCGGCAGACAAGACAGGCTACAGCCTCACCAGCGCCGAACGCTCGGCCATTGCCGCCGCCGTCGAGTCCTCCATCCTCAACGAAGGCGACGGACAAGCTGTTCTGAACGCCATCGTCGGGGCCATCGGCAACAGCAATGTGGACCAGATCGCCCTCGTCGCCGCGATCCGCTCGGACCTTGAGCGAGCAGGCGGCAAGCTCATCAACCTCGATGCCGCGATCTCCAGCCGCCTCGCATCGGCAGACTACAACGCGCCGACCAGCGCCCCAACCGCAGCCAGCGTGGCAAATGCCGTGTGGAGCGCCGCCACGCGCACCACAACCGGCGGCACCGTGGACACGCTCACCAACGCCCCGGCAAGCGTCACGCCAACTGACATCTGGAGCCACTCGAGCCGCACGCTCACCAGCGCCAGCGGCCCGACCGCCATCGAGATTCGCCAAGAACTCGATAGCAACTCGACCCAGCTTTCGGCGATCAAAGCGAAGACCGATGCGCTGCCGAGCGATCCTGCCGACCAAAGCCT